CCCTGTTGATTGCATGAGTACGATTTCGTCAGGATAAACTGAAATATGATCATTCATAACTGGATCATTCAATTCAAGCTCTTCAAGCTCGTTGTCAAAGAAAAAGAAATACATAATTTCTATTAACATCATTCTGCCTAGCTCTTTATGCCACGCTCTAAATTTTGGTATCATCTTGCACCTCCTCAATCTTTATTATTTTTCTTTATTATTTTTAAAGAACTTATAAAAAATTACTGACCAATATGAAGTCCACATAAGGTATGATAATGATTGAAGGAATTGTTCAACTGTCATTCTGTTACCTCCTTATAAAGTAAATTCATATCAAAACCACTCTCGATAAATCTGTATGTTAGTTCTTTGTTAATTCCATTTCCTAAGCGATCATAAACCACATGCACATTGATATCTGCACCTAAATATTTTCTTAAACGATCGCGATTGTCCACATAAAAGTCTATATTTCGTTTTCGTTGTTGATAAGGCTCACCTTTATCTATATCTCTAGTACACCACATCAAGACTTTTGCAATTATGTCTTTCTTTGTGCCACAACCGACGAGAGAAAAGCAAGTGTTGGTTTTAGGTATAAGAATTACTTCAAGGTTGCGATTTATGTATGATTCAGGAAAACAATTCATCAACTTCTTTAATTCCAAAACAAACTGCTCGTTCATTCCGTTACCTCCTCTATCTCAATTCCCTCACAATCAAACACCCAACCAAAGCCTGCTTCTTCTAGTTCTTTGCGGGTAGCTTTATATTTCCCAGCTGTTATATTTTGGTTAAAATAAAAATTTTTCCTTAATGGCGCTCTAACCAAAGGTTGACCATTCTTTAGACTAACCAAATACCGCTTTTCTTTCTCGACCTCGTAGCCGTCAAGCCATGCTCGAGCGAAGATGTCTTGGTTGCTCGCCTTTTTAATCCATAAAATAAGATCGAGACTTTGACCATTTTCTTTCATAAAATTTGGAGTCATAGCAGTATATAAACTGTGCGTTAAATGCTCTTTACAAACCTCAATCCAATCAGCCACAAATTGCGGGATTTTGACTTTCTGCGGTTCTTCTAGTTGCTCAATCAGTTTAATTACTTCCAAGTGGTCTACAATTTTAGAATTTGGGAAAGGTGTCTCAATAGCGATTTTATTTATTTTTTCAATCAATTCCTGTGTAGTCATTCCTCTATCTCCTTATTCCTCACCTATCATGATATTTAGTGGGACTCCAAAGAAACTGGCCACATCCTCCACTTTGTATAAATTGGGCTTTTTCTTCTTATTCTCCCAGCATGAGATACTTGACTCTGAATAACCTAATTTATATGCCAGGTCACTAATTGTCAAACCCATATCTAGCCGTTTCTGTCTGAGCATGAATGCAAAGCGCTCAAGCTGTTTTTCTGTTAATGGTTTTTTATAGTCCATTTTTTGCTCCTTTATTTCAAGTATGTAGGCATATCATCACCTACTCTGATACTCTCATATTGTTCCTTGGTCACTAAGAATTTCCCTAAAGAGGGCACTGTGACAGTGTAGCGCCCCTCTATGATTTCTTTATCACTGATTTTCCTATGTATTCCTGATCCAGCATTATCAACCTTATAAATAATTATAGGTTGTTTGCTAGTTGCAGGTGGTGGGTTGAATGGTTCTATATTACCCAAAATAAGCCCAACTACGAAAAACAGAATACATATAATGGGGTGGTCTATATTATCTATTAGCCATTCCATCTCATTTCCTCAATTTCTATCTCTATCCTAGGATTTAGGCTGTAAAATTTGCCTACATCATGCAAAGCTATCTAACCATCATCTTTAAAGACAATACCTGACATGCTGTCATATAGAGCCTTTTCATAGTTGTCTATGTCAGGCTTTTTGTCTACTGGTATAACCTCATCTAGTAGCGCTTGATGGTGTTTCTTGACTTTTAACAAATATTTAGGGGGCTTGATGTAAAATCTAAGCCGTGCCCTCAAAGCTCCCTCAAGAATAGGCTGACCCATGTACTGATTAGCAATGAGTAACTGGCAACTATTGCGCCATGCTTTCATTTTAGGGTCATCATAAGGCCTCCCAAACCGTGTAAACCGTGGCCTTGATTGTGGTTTAGGCTCAATGTCTAGTGTTAATTTCATCTAGCAGCTCCTAAAATGGCAAATCATCATCAGAGACACTGAATGGGTCAGGTTGACTGAATGGGTTGTTATTTCCTGTGTAGTTGTTGCTAGGTTGAGCTGGAGCCTGTTCTTGTTATTTATTGCGACTTTCTAAAAGCTGGAATTGTTCAGCGACTACTTCAGTTACATAAACCCGTTGCCCTTGTTGGTTGTCGTAGTTTCGTGTCTGAATGCGTCCAGTAATTCCAATCAATGCGCCTTTCTTCGCCCAATTAGCAAGGTTTTCAGCTTGTTGTCGCCACATCACGCAGTTAATAAAATCAGCTTCACGATCGCCATTTTCATTTTTGAAAGTGCGATTGACTGCTAGGGTAAACGTAGCGACTGCCACGTTTGACGGGGTATAACGTAGTTCTGCGTCTTTTGTTAGCCTCCCAATTAGCGTGACATTATTTATCATTTACTTTCCTCCCTGGATTTTTTGACCAATCAAGCAGGTCATCCTCATTATCTTTAATATACTCATCAAAGTCCTCAAATTGACGGATAGCCCATTTTAAGCGTTGGGTGTCTTCTCCACGCCGTGAGCAGTACCCACTCACTTTAAAAATTGGAGTAATCTCACTCACAATACGAGGGCTCAGGTCATCAATATTTATAGTTTTGTAATTTTTAATTTCAAAATCTAAGATAAACTCATCCCCTAGGTTGTGGATAACCTGCAATCTCTTGCCGTCTGAGTAGATAGCTATGCTATCAGTTACTTTTCTAATTTCCATATTTACCACCCGTTCTGCTCATTGAGCTCATCCTGTGTCAAAGGTTCGATACGTTGATAACCACTAACCTTGTAATTATGCTTTACTGTGTACCCAGCCTGCTCAAGCGTAGATTTAAAATGGTCTTTGTCAGCTGTGTCTACAAGATACACCTCAACTGTCATTTTTTGGGTATATCGTTTTAAGCTATTTTCAGCCCCTCTGAGCTCATTTGTCTCATTTTGAGGGATTTGCTCACTGTCTAAGATTTCGCCTGTCTCTGGGTCGAATTTTGGGGTCTCTGTTGATTTTGGCTGACTAGCTTGCTCAAGTTCTTGTCTTGCGCGTTCAAGTTCTTGTTTTTCTCTCTGAAAAGCATAATCAGCCTTAATTTGTTCAAAGACCTCAGCAAGGGTCAAGTCTCTTAACATTCTGATATAAGGAGAGTCAGTCATCCCATACTCAGCACAGAGGCCTGAAATAGCTGATTTAGATTTCTCAAGCTCTTGCTGTTTCTGAAATTCAAAGGTGACCATATCATCAAGGCTTTTCATGGTTGCTTTTTTTAGTGTCATTCCATCAGCCATGAAATCACTAGCCTTGATGTATTCTGTCGCTTTTTCATCAAAGACTCTAGGGTCTATCATGTACTCAGCTGACTTGTTTGAGATGTAAGCCTTAACCGTGTCCAGTCTGACCATTTTTTGATGGTTCTCAAACTCTTTGACATCTACATCAATTTTTTCAATGATGTCTTTTAATGGCTGGATGGCTTGCTTGATGTATTTATCAAACTCATCAGCAGGCTCTGACAATAACTTTTTATTTCTGATACGCTCATCAGAGACTTGCTTGTCTAGTTTGCGTAGATTGGCAAGGACTTGCTTGTCATCCTTGATGGTTGAGGCTGTGACCGTGTAATTTTGATATTTAGTCACTACCTCATTGATATTCTGCTCAAATTTCTCACGGTCAATGATTTCAACCTGAGCCTGTGTTATTTTTACTTGTAATTCTTGCATATTGCTCCTCCTTTTTTCTAAAATTCAAGCTCATTGTCATCTATTAACTCGCCCTGGATTGGTTCATGAGGTGCCTCAGGCTCCATCTCAGGTGTTACATGGCTTGCCTCTTGCTCTCTGTTAAATTGCTCAATCTGAGCCATCTTGCGTGCTACTACATCCTCTTTACTCTCTTGAGGCGCTGGAGGTGTAATGTCCTTAACTTCTCTCAATTCATCAGCCTCATAAAGTCCGCCTAATTCATTAGGGAAAGCATTTCTAAGAGCTGTTACTGTTGCTACTTTTTGTATCATAACTGCTGGCTTTTCATCCCATGTGTTAGGTTTGTTTTCTTTGCCGTATTGATTGATTTTCCCCTCTTTTCTAATCTTTGAGTTATCGTACTCAGAGAAAGTGACCTCTGCTCTTGTTGGGTGTGTACGGTCTTTTCTATATACTACCGCCCACGCTCCTAAAATTTCTGCCCCTTTTGGTAAGAAAGCACCCTCAGAGCGTTGGATTTCGCCATCTTTTTCATAAATTATCCCAGACTCCATCCCGTCATATTGAGGGTGAGCGTCAGCTTTTTTCTGGAATGCTTTTTGAGCTACAACTATTTGAGCTGGTTGATTTCCGTATTTGATGAAATAAATCTCTCTAGTAAAAGGGTTTAGGTTTTGTACTCTTGCCTGAGCAATGAAATAAGCTAATTCCTCATCACTAGCTTTCCCTTGTGGGTCAAGATATTTTCTAACAATCCCACTTGTCAATGTCTGTGGGTCTTCTAAAAAATTTTTCTCTGCTGTTTGAATATCATTTGTCATCTTCTCTTACCTCTATTATGTTTTAAATTCCAATTCTCACGCTTTAAGCGTTTGTTTTCGTTTGCAAGGGCTACTATCTTATCTTGTTGCTCATCAATAATGGCGCCTAACTCGTAGCAAGTCCTAAGGTGTCTTTCTCTCCAATAGGCATTGTCCTCATAGTGCTCTCTATCCATAGGCTAACAATCTCCTACATAGAACCACTGACCAGCGCTAAATACATAATCAGCTGGGTCAAGCTCATCCTGAGGCTCAGTGGGTTGTAAGTAGTCCCTATCATAGTCAAAAGTCCCAAAAAGTCCTCTGTCCATCATTTGCCTCCATTGTTATAAATATCCTGAAAGACCTTGATTAGTTTTTCCTGATCGTAGATGATTTCAGAGCAATTTTTAAGACCTTGAGCAAGTTTAATATTCTCAGTAGACAGCTCATTTAGTAAGTCATTTTTCTGTCTGATCTCCTCTTTACATTTTCTAAGTTCAATCTGCAAAGCTCTTATATCAATTAGATTGTTGTTGTCTTGTTTTAGTTCTTTGATTGGCTCATCTGCTAAGATTTCATCTAGTCCAAAAAAGTCTTTTAATTTATTCCACATTGTCCTTACTCCTCGTCATATTCCTCTGTCATGTTCTTATCAATAACCTCTTGAGGGCTCATCCCATCTAATACATCCTTGATAGTGTGTGAGACATCATGGATAGCATTCAGTGAACTTTCTAGTTCATCAGGTAAATTTAAAAATTTTACAGCCAGCAATCCAAACATGGATAGTTTATGTAGTTCTTTTTGTAGCTGTTCGATACGTTCAATTTTTTCCTGTTGTTGTTTAATGAGTTCTTTATCAGTCATGATTTTATACTCTCTTTCTTTTATTTATTATTAGTAGTAGTTTGTTGTTTTATTAGTACTTATTATTAAGTTAGTACTTGTTATATAGTTAGTATTTATTAGAGGGCAATTTTACACATGGCAATTTTACACATGGCAATTTTACACATGGCAATTTTACACATGGCAATATTTTCCAACTGTATTTTTCAAGTTATCCCCTTATCTGTGGATAACTCCCTCTCTAAATTCTCTTTTAGATATTCAAAGTAGGTATCTGAGATTGGCACATCTGAAAAAAATCTATGAACCGTGACCCCTTTGCCTCTACCGTGACCTAATCGGTAAGTCCTGAGGTATCCAGTTTTTTCTAAGAGCTTAAAATGTTCATCTACAGTACGCCTACTAATTCCCAAACGCTTTGCAATTTCCTCAGGATAGACTACCCAGTCAGCTTTGTTGGTCAATATTACAGCTAATATCCCTATCGTGGCTGGTTTTAGTTGCTTATCTTGAGTGAAAGCATTATTGATAGATGTGTAATTTTCGTGGGTGTTTCTTATGATGTACTGCATACCTCATATTTAAGCTCCTTTCTTTAAATGTCCTCTGATAATATCGTAGTATGAATGACCTGCAGGGATGATGTACCCTGACAGATTGTCAACTTGAGAACCATCTGCCATAATATTTATTATCCGTGGCTCCCATTCCTTTTTTATTAATTTCATGATATAATTACCTTATAAGTATTTTTCTAGCTCTCAAATGGATTGGCCGTCTTTTGAGGGCTTTTTCTTTAGCTTGTCAAACGTTCCTGATTTAGAAACTTGTTGATAAAGTACTGTTGACCTTTGCCAGTTACAAGTGGTGTCTTGCTAACTGTGATGTGGCCGTCAGCATGTGTGATACTGGTTTCTTTAACTCTGATGAGTCCCATTTCTACGCTCTTTTGTGTAGGCATGTTACGGTCACGCCCATTACGTTTAATGAGATAGCCATGAGCTCTGAGCCAATTAAATAAGCGATTAGCTCCCATGTCTACCCCATTCTGTTTGAGTAGCTTAGCAAGCTCTCCAACCAGGATAGATGAGTGACTAGCACTGACTGCCTCAGCAAATAGTACCTTAGGACGGTCAGCCTCAATCTTAGCCTCTAGCTGATGGACTTTCTTGTCAGCCATGAGTAGGGCTCTTGCCATAATCTTCTCAGGGCTATTGAAATCTTTCTCAACTTGTATAAAGTATTGTCTGACTTGTTTGCCTCGTTCAGTTCGTTGAATCATAGCAATTTCTTTGGCCATATCTAGCTTGATGATGTGGTCTACTTGATTAGTTGAATTTCCTTGAGCTGTTACTCTTTTTTGAGTAATAGCTAGATAGTCTTGATTTTCAATAAAACCATACTCTGTCATACGATTAAACCAATCATTATATCTAGTTTTGACATCTAAAGCCTCATGTAGTTGTCTACCTGACACTACTGGCTCATGATTGTCATTAAGTGTTACGTTTATGAGTTCGTTCATCTATGCTCCTTTCTCGCCAATAATCGTTCCACTTCGGGAACATTTTCTTCAAAAAAAATTGTGATTTTTTCCATTGGCAGACCAAAAATCAAGGTCAGTTTTGCTAACTCGTCTGCACCAATAGAAACAATCCCATTCTCACGTTTTGCGTATGGTGTGCGTGTTTTCCACCCCATCTGATGAGCTACTTCATCTTGTGTCATATCACTTGCAATACGCTCAGCTTTTAAACGTTTCAGGTTGATTGTCATACCGTGATCTCCTTTTTAATTTTTTAGTTCCCGTTTTGGAACGATTTTATTATAACTCTATTTGTTCCACTTTGTCAACTATTTTTTTAAAAAAATATCAGAAAAATGTTTTTTATCGTTTCTCTTGTATATTTTTGGGAACGGTGGTATAATATAACCATCAAGTTAGAAGAAGGGAAAAACATGAGAAATAATGATGAAATCATTTCACTTATTCAAGAGAATATAGATGAAAAAGGGTTATCAATGAGTGAGCTTGCTAGGCGTGTAGGGATTGCAAAATCAACCATGTCAAGATATTTCAACAAGACAAGAGAGTTTCCTCTTAATAGAGCTGATGACTTTGCAAGAGCTTTGAATATCACTCCTGAGCACTTGCTAGGTATCCAAAAAGAGAGTAATGTAGACCAAGTTGAAATTATCTCAATATATAACAAGTTAGAACAGCCAAGACGGGAAAAAGTCCTAGACTTTGCCAAGGGACAGCTTGAGGAACAAGAGAAACCTGATGTAGTTTCTATTTTCGATAAGCTCAAAGCTGAAGAAAACGAAAACTACATTACTGACTATGTTGAGGGATTAGTAGCTGCAGGTTATGGAGCATTTCAAGATGATAATTTACACATGGAAGTTAGACTCAGAGCCGAAGATGTGCCAGACAGTTATGATACTATCGCTAAAGTGGCTGGGGACTCTATGGAGCCACTTATAGATGATAATGACTTATTATTTATCAAAGTTGCTAGTCAGGTTGATGTCAACTCTATTGGTGTTTTCCAGGTGAACGGCAAAAACTTTGTTAAAAAACTTAAAAGAGACTATAATGGATCATGGTATCTTCAAAGTCTCAATAATAGCTATGAGGAAATACCACTCACAGAAAATGATGACATTCGTACAATCGGAGAGGTAGTGGAAATATATAAACCATAAAAACCATAAAAAGGAGAAAACATAATGAAAAAATTAAAATTATTTGTAGGGGGCTTTCTAGTCCTAGCTGTACTTGGCTTTATTTTGCAAGCATTAGGACTAGCGCCTAAGACAGAAATACCTGAAACACCTAAAGTTACTACTCAGGCCTCAACAAGTGAGGTTAAAGAGGAGAAAAAAGACACTACAGAGACCACAGAGGCAAGTTCTAAAACTAATGATAAACTACCACGGATTTCAGCAGATCAGATGGCTAGTTTCATTGAATACTTTAAGCAAGATTTGACTGATAAAGGGGTTGATATTTCTACATATACTTTTTATAACAAAGACACTATCTTATATGTAAAGGTTCCAAATGATTATAAATACTACTCTAAGACTGACCTGCAAGCATTTGCTGATGGTTTAAAAACAAAAGAGCATGAGGCTTTTAATGTTTGGGCTGGTATCAATGGAGTTGATTTCAATTTATATCCAATGCTACACATCAAGACGGATGATGGTGACTCACTTGTCTCTCAGAAATTAAGTGGAGATATGGAAGTAAAAATCAAATAAAAAAAGACCTCACGCTCACAAAGTTTGGCGACTCTGAGCATGAGGCATGATGTATAGAAAGATAGGCATTAAAAAGCCCTCTTTTCTATACCCTATTTTATCAAAAAGGGGGTACAAAATCAATGAAATCAACAAATAAAGTGGCTATCTATGTCAGAGTATCTACTACCAATCAGGCTGAGGAGGGGTATTCTATAGATGAGCAGATAGATAAGCTAGAGGCTTACTGTAAAATTAAGGACTGGACGGTTTATAAAGTATATACTGATGGAGGTTTTTCAGGCTCCAATACTGAAAGACCAGCGCTAGAGGGGCTTATCAAAGACGCTAACAAGAAAAAATTTGATACTGTCCTAGTATATAAGCTAGACCGTCTTAGTCGTAGTCAAAAAGATACACTATTTTTGATTGAGGATGTATTCATCAAGAACGGGATTGAATTTCTGAGCTTACAAGAGAATTTTGACACATCTACGCCTTTTGGTAAGGCTATGATAGGACTTTTGAGCGTGTTTGCTCAGCTGGAGCGTGAACAAATCAAGGAAAGAATGCAACTGGGTAAGCTAGGGCGTGCCAAAGCTGGTAAATCCATGATGTGGACTAAGACATCTTATGGCTATGACTACCACAAAGAGACTGGCACAGTGACCATCAATCCAGCACAGTCACTAGCTATCAAATTCATCTTTGAGAGCTATCTATCAGGTAGATCAGTCACTAAGTTAAGAGATGACCTAAATGACAAGTACCCTAAACCGATACCGTGGAATTATAGAGCTGTCAGAAAGATTTTAGATAACCCTGTCTACTGTGGATATAATCAATACCTGGGAGAAATATACAAGGGAAATCATGAGCCCATTATCACAAAAGAGGTCTATGATAAAACACAAAAAGAGCTCAAAATCAGGCAAAGGACTGCAGCTGAAAATGTTAACCCTAGACCATTCCAGTCAAAGTATATGCTTTCTGGTATCGTTCAATGTGGTTACTGTCTAGCGCCCCTAAAAATCTTGATGGGCGTGATTAGAAAAGATGGCACTAGATTTATAAAATATGAATGTCATCAGAGACACCCTAGAAAAATAAAGGGAGTTACTACCTACAATGATAACAAAAAGTGTGACTCAGGATTTTACTACAAGGATGATCTTGAGGCTTTTGTCTTGCAAGAGGTCAATAAGCTACAGCATGACACTGATTATTTAGATGAAATCTTTTCAGATAACCACAAAGAGGCTATAGACCGTGCTAGTTATCAAAAACAGATACAAGAATTGACTAAAAAAATCAGTAGACTTAATGACCTATACATAGATGACAGAATTACTCTGGAAGAATTACAAGCAAAATCTGCTGAATTTTTAAATATGAGAGGTTTGCTAGAAAAAGAGCTAGAGGATGACCCAGCGCTCAAACAAGAGGAAACTAAAAATACTATCAAGCAATCTCTGAGCAAAGGAGACATCTTGAAGATGAACTATGAGGCTCAAAGGGAAATAGTTAGAGCCTTAATCAAGAAAGTACAAGTCACAGCTGATAGCATTGTCATCAAATGGAGAATATAGAAAGAATTTTACTATCCCTCATTTCAATAAGGGTGTGCTATTTTCTTTATTTTCTTAAAAAAATCAATAATTTTACTATCCCTCATTTCGATAAAGGGAAATACTTCCCTTATCTGCCGTATAAAGGCCAAGTAGGACCTGTACCAAACTTGACTTACCAGAGCCAGTCCCCCCGATGATTCCAAGAATTTGTCCTTGTTGCATAGCAAAAGAAATATTTCGCAAGGATGGTTGAGCAGCATCTGGGTAGGTAAAGCTCAAGTGTTCAACTCGTAAGGACTGGTTCGAGGAAGTTTCTTTTTGAACAATTTCTGCCAGTATATCTTCAGGCTTTTCAGCAAAGACTTCTTCAATCCGCTTGGCAGAAATATAGGACTGGTTGAGTGAATTAATGAGCATGGCTAGTTTTATCAACTCTACCAAGATTTGCAGGAGATAGTTAATCAGAGCAATCAAGGCACCTTGACTGAGCCAGCCTCCCTGGATAGAAATATAACCATTCCAGATAATCACCAGCAAAGTTCCATTGACGATCAAATAGGTCAAGGGGGTCAAGAGACTGGACCAGTGTCCTGTTTTCATTTGGATAGCTGTATAGACTTGATTGAGTACTTGGAAGTTCTCGATTTCTCGTTTTTCTTGGCCAAAGACACGAATCACACGCATACCTTGTATCTGTTGGCGTGTTTCCTGAACCAGCTGGTCTGTTTTCTTTCTCAAAATACTATAGAGAGGATTGACCAAGCGTGATAACACGACAATGACAAAGGACAAAATGGCAACCATGACCAAAAACCAGAAGGTCAATTCAGGCGAGAGACGATAAGCCATAAAAATGGCACCAAAAACAATAATAGGAGCCCTTAAAAATAGGCGTAAAAATTGATTGATCCCTGTCTGAATCTGATAGGTATCTGAAGTCAAACGCGTCACCAAACTCGAGGTCGTTAAGCGGTCTCTACTATCCTTAGGCAAGGATAGAATATGACGATAGAGGTCATTGGTCAACTCCTTGGCAAATCCTACTGCTGCCTTGGCTGAGTAGAACTGAGCTACCAAAGCTACCAGAACACCGATAACTGCAAAAACAAAGAGGAGCCCCATTTGCATCCAGAGATGTCCTTGATCTTTTTGAGGGATAGATTGGTCGACAATCCCAGCTATCACCAAGGGAACCAAGAGTTCAAAAACGGCTTCTAGCAACTTAAACAAGGGCGCTAGAAATGACTCCTTGAGGTAGGGTTTATAGTAAGAAAGTAATTGTTTCATGTGTCCCTTCTATTTCCAAAATGAAGAAGGTGGAAAAACCACCATCTTTTTACTTATTCAAATATGGAAGCAGGTAG